TGATAGTCCAAATATTGTTGGTTCTGGTACATTATTTTTAACACAATTAACAATTGGTGCTCAAATTACAGATCCAGATGGAATTTATTTAGGAACAATTGAACAAATAACAGATGATACACATGCCACACTTACAAATGTATGGTTTGGTCCAACAGAATCAGTTAATGCTTTTAAATTGTTGTACACAGATGTTCAGCTTAATATCCCAATTTTATGGGATAAAGCTACACTTGCTTGGGGAATATTAATAACAATCTTTAATCCAGGGAATATTCCTGCAGCATTTATTCAATCAGCAGAAACACTAATAACACAACTTCTTCCAGCATCAACGAAGGTGTATTTCAACGTAGTAGGAAGTTAAGAAAAGGAGATATTTATGGCTTCAGTAATTTTTACAAGTGCACAAAGAATCATAGCTCAGGTTTTTCAATGGTTGCAATCAAGTGGCCAAACGAAAACTAGTAATGCTATTGTAGATACTTTTTCTCCTGGTATAAACAATGCAACTCCAGCTGGAGAAGGATTTCTTGTTGTTCCTGGAAATAATAATACGAGCGCAAATCCCTCTGTAAATGTTACACTGGGTGGAATTGCATATGATCCAGTAGGCAATAGAATCTATATTGCTCCTACGGATACAGCTTTATATAATGTTAATAATCCCACTGCAACAACAAATGATGGTTTAGGAAATTTTGTTTCTACGCCCCAAAGTACAGGTACTGTTAATATTCCTCTTACTCAATTCTCTCACAATTATTTATGGATTGATTATTTGGCGACAATTGATACAACCGCGTATACATTAAATCAAGAAACAAATGCGAAGATTTTTTATAAACAAACAGACGGATATTTTATTAGGGTTACAACAGTAAATGCAGCTCCAACATCTAATTCAATATTTCTAGCTTCTATTGATATGACTGCTGGTGGTGCTGTTGCAAATTCTAACATTTCTCAAGTAGGGCGAGATTATTATCAAGTATTGCCAAACATTGTTCCAATTACTACACCTTTGGCAAATTTATCAGATCGTACCCCTCAATATAATCCGGCTTCAACTTATACATTGGAAGCACATATTAAATCAGTTGGTACTGGTCCTGGAATTAGTCCATACAATCCTCATAATATGTCGTTGCAAGATCTTGGTGTTACAACCATTGATACAGTAACAGGTCGCAGTCAAATTGAGGGAAATGGAAACGTTATTATCGCAGGTACACCAGGCACACCATATCCTACTACTTCGGCTATGTTTTGTGCTGTTGCTGCAAATGCATCCCCTACAGCGCATATTTTAGTAAGACAGCTTCTCGTTAATGAATATGCTATTGTAAATGGGTCAGCATATAATGTAAATCAAATCTTTGGTGTTGTTCCAGTTGACGCTAGTGTATTTTTCCCTGATTTGTCAGGTACATATAATGTTTATTGGGATTCAGTGCTTCAAAATTTTGGTGTAACTACTTCTGCAGTTGCATCAGACGTAACTAAACTTTGGCTTTGTGTCGCTACGTATAACTTTGTAGGGCATGGTCCACTTGACGCTAATACAATTGTCAATGTGATTGATAAACGTATTGTGGGTGGTACTGTTGCTTTAACCGAACGTTGGACAAATGTTGCTCGACCTTCCGCTCCACAATCAGGAGAATACGGATTTAATTTAACAAGCAATTCATTTGAATACTGGGATGGATTTGCATGGCAAACGCCAGTTACATCTTCAGCTAATGTAACTGTACCAACTGGTGCTGTACTTCCATATGCTGGTTCTACTGTTCCTGCTGGATTCTTATTTTGTGATGGATCATCTCAACTAACAACGGCGTATCCTGCATTGTTTGCTGCAATTGGGTATGCATTTGGTGGAAGCGGTGGTAATTTCAATCTTCCAAATATGGCTGGAATGGTTCCAGCTGGTGTTGGTGGTACACTTGGTCTTAGTAGAGGTGGTACATTTGGTGAAGTGTCACATACGTTAACCGCGGCTGAAATGCCAACACATAATCACTCGGCTTCGTCTTCAACTTCAACTGGTATTAGCGATCCAGGTCACTCTCACGCTGCTCCATTTGGTGGTCAATTTCTTAACCTTCGTGGTGGTTCACCAGGAACAGGACAAGGTGTATATCACTGGTCAGGTGATACAAATACTGCATCTTCAGGTACTGGTATTAGTGCTTCATCTTCAACTACAACTAATATTGGAAATGCTGGTGGTGGTGGAGCACATAATAACGTTCAACCTTCTATCGGATTGAATTATATTATCAAATACTAAAGGAGCAACTTATGTCTGATTTAATTACAAATTGTAACATTCTAAAAACACCAGGTGGCGTATTAGATCACTATGAAATTACATTTTCAGTGAGTATAAGTCCGTTGCCCTTTACTGTCACTGTCCTACCATCTGAAATGTCTGATCCAACAGATATGGCAGAATTAAAAACTCTCGCATGTACAAAAGCTTCGGCGCAAAAGGCAATTTTAGAATTAGTTATTACTCAAGATAGTTCATTGAATGGACCTGTAACACTCTAAGGAGATTTACATGGCTAAATACAAGTATACCTGGAAACCAGATTTACCAGACATTCGTGATTTACATTATTCTTCAAATCATCATGTTTGTAAATTAGAGATGCTTCCTAAATCTGTTGATTTACGCCCTAAATGTTCTCCTGTTGAAAATCAAGATCAATTAGGATCATGTACAAGTTTTGCTTTAGCTGGTGCGTTAGAATTTTTAGAAGAACAAGCACTTAATACGAAAACTGCATCTCCTGAAATTTTGATTCCCAATCAGTACGCTGCATTCTCTCATCTATTCATTTACTACAATGAACGAGCTGCTGAAGACACTGTAAATGAGGATGCTGGTGGACAGCTTCGTGATGGAATTAAAACTCTTGCAGAATTTGGTGCTGCTCCAGAATCGTTATGGCCATATGATGAGTCAAAAGTATTTGAAAAACCTACTGATGCAGCTTATTCAGAGGCATTAAATCATAAGATTACAACATATATTCGTTTAGATACTTTGTCAGATATGAAACATTGTTTAGCTGCTGGATTTCCATTTGTTTTTGGATTTACTGTATACGATGCATTTGAGGGTCCAGAAGTTGCAGCAACTGGTGTTGTTCCAATGCCAACCATGTTTGCAGAATGCATGGGTGGACATGCAGTGTTAGCAGTGGGATATGATGATGTTGAACAAGTTGTTATTGTTCGTAATTCATGGGGTGCAGATTGGGGATTAAAGGGATATTTTAAACTTCCTTATGCTTATATCTCAAATCCAGATTTAGCATCTGATTTTTGGACAATTCGAAGATAAGAAGAAGGTCACATGAACATTTCAGATATAATTAACACAATCCTCGGTTACATTTCAAATCAAAATCCAATTATTCCGGATACACCACCAGCACCTTCTTTCAATGGTACTCAGTTATCATTAGTAAGACATAAAACTGATCAGTGGTGCACACAAGGAAATCTTTCAATTAATGGACAATTTGTCTGTTATACGATTGAGCTTCCAAAGGTTCATGAGAATGGTGCAAACACTTGCATTGATCCAGGAACTTATTCAGTGTCATTGTATCAGGGATCACGTTGGCCTTTCAAAACTCCGCTGTTAGATACTTCTGCAATTGGAAGATCTTACGTTGAGATTCATCCTAGTAATTTCGCAATTCGTCCGTCAGATGGTAAAGTGTTTCTTGAAAGTTGTATCGCTCCTGGATTGACAGAAGGTCAGGACTATGACAATAGTTCAAAAGATGCTTGGGATTTGATGATGTCAAAGATTGATTGGACAAAACCTGTTCAAATTACTATCACTGAAACATTCTAATCTACTTAAAAATTATCCTTGACAAAATGAGCAACTTCCTGTATATTAGTTATATATGGAAAAATGCTTTATTTGTCAAACTAATCCAAAGCACAAGTTTAAGGATTGTGTAAGCGCTTCGTGCACATGTGCTTGTGTGCAAGAGCTTCGTACATTGCCAAAAAATGATCTTGCTGAAGACGTATCAAATGATAGTCCAAAATTCCTTAAGATTCCGAATGTAGAGATTAAAAAACTTCCTGATTTAGCGAAGCTTGTAACTCAGTTTAATAAGGTTAATCGTGGTGAGTGGATTCCACGAAAAAAAGATAAGCGATTCAAGAGCAAAAGGAAAAGTTACGAATACGATCACGCTTAAAAATAGTGAACAGTTAGAATTTATTAAGAAAGCTGGGGCAATCGCATCAGATTGTCTCAGCTTTTTGTCGTTACAGGTTCAACCTGGTATGACAGGCTTGCGAATAGATAAGCTTTGTGATGATTTTGTGCAATCATTTGGTGGAACGTGTTCTTGTAAAGGATATGGTGGATTTCCGGCCAGTTTATGTGTTTCCATTAATTCTGGGGCTGTTCATTGCATTCCAGATAATACACCATTTAAACCAGGCGATGTTGTAAAGCTGGATTTAGTAGTAGATTACAATGGGTGGAAAGCAGATACAGCTGTAACCGTGTTGATTCCTCCGGTCAAACCAGAGGTTGTAAAGCTTGTTGAGGGCACGTATTCTGCGATGTTAGAAGGCATTAGAGCAGCAAAAGAGGGAGATACCGTGTTAGATATCAGTTCAGCAATTTATGCTGCTAGAAATGATCTAGGAGTGATTAAGGAGTTTACGGGACATGGTATCGGAAGCAATATCCACGAAGCACCTCAGATTCCTAATTATCCTAAAAAGGATCAACCTAGTGCACTTTTAGTTGCTGGTATGGTTTTGTGCATAGAACCAATCTTTTGTATTGGTGATTCAGCTATATATCATAACCCAAAAGAATGGAATACCTGGATGCTTTCTGGACAACCAGCTGCTCATTTTGAGCATACTTTAGTAGTAAATCCTGCCCCTTTACCTCCAACGATCTTAACATTACGTAACAACGAAAAAATATTTTAAGGGAGGGGGTTTACAAACTTATCTTCTCATGGTATAATTAAACCATAGGGAGGATAAATCAATGAGCGAACCGATTCGATGGGTAGAAGGTCAACCTGATCCAGATCAAGTTGAAATGGATGCGTTTGCTGAATCTGAGAT